ACTGGTGCTGCGATTCGTGGTACCAAATTCAAAGGAGTATTCTAATGGATATAATTAAAAAACTTTGGAATGACCATCCTAAAAAGAAGTGGCTAGTCGTAGGATTAGTTGTGGGTTGGGCAATCGCAAAATATGTTATCTAAATTATTAGGCGGATCTTTAGTGGAAACTGTCGGTAAAGTTATCGACAGTGTCCACACTTCAGAAGAAGAAAAAGGCCAAATAAGAATTAAACTCCAAGAATTAGAAAATGAAATTAATGCAAAACAAATGGAGATTAATTTAGCCGATGCTCAGTCTACCGCTACAGATATTTCAGGTATCCTGCAACGCTCTTGGAGACCCCTCATTGGATTTAGTGCAGCACTGGCCATATTTTTCGAGTTTGTACTTAAGCCTTTTATCGTGTTCTTTTTAGGTGTTTTTCATATTGAAGTAGGAGAACTTCCTCAGATGAATATGGAACAACTCATGCCTTTGGTCTTGGCTTTGCTCGGGATGGCTGGACTCCGGAGTTATGAAAAGAAAAATAATCTTACAAAATGACAGTATATAAAGATGAAACAGTAGATATCGTTCTTGATGAAAACGGTTACTTTCACCATGAAGATAAACAAACTACTTGGGGAGTTAAAATAGATTTACACTATACTATTTTAGGTGTTGATTTTGGAGATAAGATTGATCCAAAACAAGATCAAGGTTGGAATTTTGAATTAGACTGTAGTTGTAATAACCAACACAAAGAAAAAAGAGATGTTCCTACAGGTCAAGAATGGAAATGTTCAGTAGATACTAATGGTGGTGGTCATGATACAACTTTTAATTTTAAATGTACTGCTATTACAGGGCCTGATATGGGTCGTGCAATTGTAACACTTCACTATCTTTGCAAGGATTAAATTAAAAAATAGTGCAAGATAATATATATTCAGCAATTTTACGTTTATTAAAGACTAGACAAGAAGATGTAAAGTCTGTAATTATAGACGGAAACGTAGGGGACTGGGCGAATTATCAATTCCTAGTTGGTCAGCTCACTTCTCTTCGCAAACTCGATGCAGATGTTAGGGATTTGCTTCGCAAATGGGAGGTAGACGATGAAGTCGACAACGGGGCTGATAATGCCCGACAAAAAAATAGTGGGGATAAAACCCGCTGAGAAAAAAGAAGAAGATAAAAAGACTGACCTTAGTAAAGTCCCCAAGCCAACTGGTTGGAGATTAATAGTTCTTCCATACAGAGGTGTGGCAAAAACTAAAGGTGGTGTTTTATTAACTGATAAAGCTGTAGAAGAACAACAGATTGCTTCTGTATGTGCTTTAGTTCTAGAAATAGGACCTGATGCTTACGCTGATAAGGAAAAGTTTCCACACGGACCTTGGTGTAAAAAAGGCGATTGGGTTATCATCGCACGATACGCTGGATCTCGAATTAAAATCGAGGGAGGCGAACTTAGAATATTAAATGATGATGAAATTTTAGGGACAGTAAGTAGCCCTGAAGATATTTTAGGAGTATATGCATGAACGAAGTAGATAGACAAGTTGCTGAATTACAACAGCAATCAGGAAATAAAAAATTTCAAGAGTATTCTGTAGAAGTTGAATCAGAAGATATTGCTGATGCAACAGAAGAAAAAGAAATTGAGATTCCTCAAAATAAAAAAACTTTTGAAGTAGAGGCTAATGAAGAAGATAATTCTTTTGTAGAAGAAAAGCCAAAGCAAGAAGAAGTTGTAGATGAAGAGGAACCAAAAGAAGATTCCAAACAAAAGTATAGTAAGTCTGTTCAGAAAAGATTTGATGAATATGCTTATCAACTTGGTGAAGCTAGACGACGTGAAGAAGAAGCAATAGCTATTGCTCAAGCTATTAAGTCTGAGAGGGATAAAATCCAGGACGAATTACAAAAACTTAATAGTGGTTATGTTAATGAGTTTGGTGGACGCTTAACAGGTTCTATGGAAGCTGCAAAAGCAAAACTAAAAAAGGCAATGGAAGATCAAGATTATGATGCCGTTGCAACTGCACAATTAGAAATCGGAAGATTAGGTGCAGAGCAAACTCGTTATGAACAGATGAAAGCTATGGAAGAGGAAAGAACTAAAAATCCTCCTAAACGGGAAGAAGTTCAAATACCCCAAAGGCAAGAACAACCCGTTAAAGATCCTAGAGCAGAATCTTGGGCAGCGGAAAATGAGTGGTTTGGCCGTGATAAAGTCATGACCAATGTCGCTTATGCAATTCACGAAGATTTAGTAAATCAAGGTGTTGATCCGAGAACAGATTACTATTATAGTGAGATTGATAAACGTATGCGAGAAAATCTCCCGCATAAGTTTGAAAAAAATTCTTCTAACGAAGAACACGCACGGCAACAGCCCGTCCAGACAGTTGCAAGCGCACATCGAAACAGAGGCACAGGACGCAACGTAGTTAAGTTGTCAAGTACAGAAGCGGCTATCGCTAAACGACTTGGTCTTTCCAACGAGCAATATGCGTCGGAAAAACTAAAGTTACAGAGGAGGTAACATTATGACTATAGATAAGACACCTAGATCTGCATCCACAAGGGATAAAGAAGCACGCAAAAAACACTGGCAACTACCAAGCTCGCTTGACACACCAGAACCACCTGAAGGTTATAAATTCAGATGGATTAGGGAATCAGTAAGAGGATATGATGACAATAAAAATGTCGTCGGTCGTTTGAGACAAGGCTATGAACTTGTTCGAGCAGACGAATATCCTGATTTTGATTTTCCTAGTGTATCGGAAGGAAGAAACGCAGGCGTAGTTTCTGTTGGTGGATTATTATTGGCAAAGGTGCCATTAGAGATCGCAAAAGAGAGAAATCAATATTACTCTCAGCTATCGAAAGATCAACAGGATGCTGTTGATAACGATCTTCTAAAGGAACAACATCCTTCAATGCCTATTAGTAAACCAGAGCGGCAAACTAAAGTTACGTTCGGTGGCTCGAAGAAAAGTGAATAATTTTTCCCGACCTAGACGTAACACTTACTAATAACAACACATACTTTTAAAGGAGTATTAACATGGCAAATCAAGACGCCCCTTTCGGTTTCAGAGCTGTAAGGATGCAGGGATCTGGTCCATCAACAAATGGTCAGACTCAATACCTCATCGCTAACGCTTATGGAACCGCCATCTTCCAGGGAGATCCTGTTGAGATGGTCGCTGGTGGTACTGTTGAAGTAGCTAATGGTGTTGCGGATGTAGTAGTAGGTGTTTTTAATGGTTGTCAATACGTTGACGTAACCACAAAAAAACCCATATGGTCTAACTATTTCCCAGCAAGCACAGCTAGCTCTGACGGAATCATCAAAGCATTCGTACAAGACGATCCAAACCAGTTATTTGAAGTTCAAGTATCTGGTGCAATGGCAAACGCAAACATCGGTGAAACAGCTAACTTAGTTTACACTGCTGGTTCTACACACAGTGGAACTTCAAAAGCAGAAGTAAACAGTGAAACTTTTTCAACTGGTGCTAACACTGCTGTTAAAATTGTTGGTATTACAGGAGATCCTGAGAACTCAGATCTTACTGCTAACAACGCAAACATCGTCGTTAAATGGAATAAGCACCTTTATAGTGCTAATACCGCAGGCATATAGGAGGTTAAACTATGGCTATATCAAGAAGTCAACTCGTTAAAGAGTTAGAGCCAGGTTTGAACGCTCTGTTCGGCTTGGAATACGCACGATATGATAACGAACATGCTGAAATCTTCGACGCTGAGTCATCAGACAGAGCATTTGAAGAAGAAGTAATGTTAGCAGGTTTCGGAACTGCACCTACCAAACAAGAAGGTGAAGGTGTTGCATTCGATACAGCTAACGAAACTTTTACAGCTCGTTATACACACGAAACAATTGCACTTGCATTCTCTATCACTGAGGAAGCTGTAGAGGACAACCTCTATGACAGACTTGCTGCTAGATACACAAGAGCACTTGCTCGTTCAATGGCAAACACAAAGCAAGTTAAAGCTGCTGCAGTTCTTAACAACGCTTTTGCTGCTGCTGGTGCTGCAGGTAGTAACCCTGGTGGTGACGGTGTATCACTTATCAATACACAACACCCACTACAAACAGGTGGTTACTTATCTAACAGATTAGCAACAGATGCTGACCTGAACGAAACATCACTTGAGCAGGCACTTATCGACATCGCTGATTTCAGAGATGAGAGAGGCCTAAGAACAGCTATCAAAGGTATGAAGTTAATCGTACCAAGACAGTCTCAGTTCACTGCTAACAGATTAATGGAATCAACATTAAGAACTGGTACAGCAGATAATGATATCAACGCAATCAGAAACATGGGAGTAATTCCACAAGGTTACGTTGTAAACCATTACTTAACTGATGCTGATGCTTTCTACATCAAAACTGATGCTCCTAACGGATTCAAACACTTTACAAGAACTCCGTTAAAGACAGTGATGGAAGGTGACTTTGACACAGGTAATATCCGATACAAAGCTAGAGAGAGATACTCATTTGGTTTCTCTGATCCACGTTGTGTATTCGGTACCAATGGTGCATAATCTTTAAACACTAAACTAAGAAGGGCGTATGTCTTTGACTGCGCCCTTTTTTTATGGCATATTCTAGTTCTAGCATAACAAAGTTACATAGACTGAAGCTAGCAGACGGTATAGAGACTATGTAACGAAGGTCTATACAACCACGGAGGTTTTATTATGGCACAAACTACATTTAACGGACCAGTTACATCCTTAAACGGATTTATTGGTGGTCCAAACGTCAACGCAGGCGGTAACGGAGCAAATGATACACAACAAGGCGGAACAAGTCCTTGGGTTTATTCAAGCAATACAGCATTATCTAATGGTACAGATACACTAAACGCATTAAACAACGAAGGCGTTATGGTATATGTTCAAGATGGAGCAAATGGTTCTGCTATTTATGCTTTCTCTGACGGAGCAACTTGGTTACGTTGCGATACAAGAGCAAACGTATCCGCAAGCTAATATTAACAACTCTGCGTGGGGGAGTAATGTCCCCCCGCCTAGATAGGAGTAAAAAATGGCAAACACAGTAACAGGTCCCTCAATTCAATTTCAAGGGGATCGAAAATTAATCAACACATGTTTTGTAGCATGTGATGGTGGAAACACTAGTTCAGTGGTTTTAGTAGATGTATCTGCTTTATCCCCTTCATCAAATGGTGCTCCTTGCACAAGAGTAGCATTAAATCAAATTTGGTATAATGGTGCTGGCGCAGCAAACGCATCAGCTACTTTAACTTGGGATGCTGATACAGATGTTCCTTTTCTTTCATTAAACTACGATAACAGTTTTGATTTCTCTATTTTTGGTGGCTTACAAAATACACAAGCTGCTGGATATACAGGAGATGTAAAATTGGAAATTCCTGCAACAACAATCGCTGGTCAAGAAGTAACAGTATGGTGTGAGTGGATTAAGTATTATGACTAGGAAAGCGGACAAGCAACCACCTAAAACAAAAAAGTATTTCCGTTCCACAAAGAGTGGAGCGGGAATGACTTCGGCCGGTGTCGCTCGTTATAGAAGAGAGAACCCTGGCTCAAAATTATCTACCGCAGTTACCGAAAAAGATCCAACAGGTAAAAGAGCCTCTAGAAGAAAATCTTATTGTGCTCGTTCCGCAGGACAAATGAAAAAGTTTCCCGAAGCTGCGAAAGATCCTAATTCAAGATTAAGACAAGCTCGTAAACGTTGGAGGTGCTAATGAACTTAGATAGTAAAACTCTTAGTGTTATCATTGTAATCATTATGCAAAGTATTTCTTTTGTTTGGTTTTTATCTAAAATGGATAACAGGATAGCTAATAATCAAGCACATATTCAAGAGATATTGACCATGCATATGGAATGGAAAGTTAT